CTAGTGCCGAAAGGCGCAGCCGCAGGCTGACATCTCACCCGGAATGACTTTGCCAGAATGAGAGTGACGCTGCTGTAATTGCCCCTCTTCATCGCTGTTTTCTGCCTGCTGACCCAGCCAGCGATCTAATGCGCGGCCGATGATTTGTCTGACGTCCGGTGACCAGCTGGTAAGATGCCAGGTCGGACTGCGGGCTTCCTCAGTGTCACCAAACCCTGCCACCGCCAGATGCGTACCCTGACCAAAATCGCGTACTGCCTGTATCGCACCAAACGCCAGCAGATCGCTTTCACAGAAAAGTGCCTGAATGCGCTCAGCGGCACGGGTCTTTTTCAGATACTGCATCATCGCCTGATAAGCGCCGTCACGGTCGTCAGCGGCAGCAGTGAGTTCTGCATCCAGCGTCATGCCTGCCGCCTGTAATGTGGTGCAGTAGCTCTGCTTCTGCGCCACGTCACCGGGCTGGATCTGCAAAAAGCCAAACCGCTGATGCCCCTGTGCGAGCAGTAACGCTGCTGTCACTTCGCCCGCCCGCAGCGCATCCGCCTGCCATTCAGGCTCTGCGTCAATCTCCAGCACCGGCAGATTACAGGCACTGATGGCCTTGTTTCCGGGCAACAGCAGCAGACCCCGCAGCGCAAAGGGCGTCGCCTGCTGGATGAGAGCTGTCAGTGCCACGTCAGTTTCGGCATTCAGCAGCACCGTGATAACCCCGCGCGCATTGAGCTGGCGCGTGACCTCATCCAGTATTTTCTGTTGAGAGGGATTGCGCAGCTGGCTGGCGACAACGCCGATAATCGGGGGTAAAGCCGGTTCCGTTAAGTCAGGAATAGACAGTGTACTCATTGGCGTTAGCTTCTCTGAGACGGCAAACAATCCTCCACTTTACGATAAGCCAGGGTGTTTCAACAGGTTACAGAGTTCGATGTGGGCCGCAAAAATGAGTGAAATCAGATGTAACTGAGTTTGCGGTGGCAGAGCAGCAGGCGTTAAGAAGATGCGAGAGAAGGACCGGGCAGCAGGAATTGAACCCGCATCGTCAACCCATTAAGAGTTGCAGTAATACCTTTATACCATGCCCGAAAAGTTTGCCTGGAAAGCACACTGTGTAGACTGTAGACAAGGTTAGTGCTCCTTTCAGAACTGACAAGCGCAAGCGGCGTGTTTATTCAGCAATCGCTGCTTAAACCCATAAACCAGGCGCGGGCACCTGCAGACATTGATTATTCCGCTAACCTTAAATTTCAGGCAGCCTGTCCCGTCCGGGACGTATAGCCAACACGACACAGAGGTCAAGACTATGCCTTCAGGACAATTCTACGTGGTTGATCAGCCCGAACTGAGTTTTACCGCCAACTATCGTCTGGATAAGGTCAATGACAAACCCTTTGCCTCGCGGATGGTTCTGGAGATTCAGAAGCAGTCGCAGCCAACAGATGCATTCGATGCTATCAGCATCGGGCATGAAGTGACCTTTGTTTCATCCAGTGGAGAGGCGCAAAGAATGGTGCTGGTAAGTGATACAGCTGATGAGCTGGTGTTCAGCTCCCGCGGCTAACGGCGGCTGATACCACCAGTCGGATGTTTCGTCACCGTCGCGCCAGATAACAGACACAAAAAAACCGCCCTTGGGCGGTTACGACATTACTGCATATTACTTTGTTTTATTCTTTTTCTGCGGCAGAAATATGGTGCCCGGGGCGGGACTTGAACCCGCACAGCCTTACAGCCGAGGGATTTTAAAAATCAAACAGGCTCTTTTAATTTCAGGCATTTAAGAATAATCAGTTACTTACAAGTGAGCATTGCGGCGTATGAATGCGCTATGTTTGTTTTTCATCGCCATTTAAACCGCCACTTTCAAGCCGATCTAAAGGGTTCAAAGTGATAGCTGCATCTAAGTGGTCGGGCGCAAAATGCGCATACCGCATCGTCATGTTTATGGTGCTGTGACCCAGGATTTGTTGCAGCACTAAAATGTTTCCACCATTCATCATGAAGTGGCTGGCAAATGTGTGTCGTAGAACGTGAGTCCGCTGCCCCTTGGGGAGATCGATTCCTGCCCGGCCAAGTGCAAATTTAAAAGCGTCGTAACAAGGCGAGAAGAGCTGCCCGCGCTTTTTAGGCAATACAGACATCAATCGGTCTGAGATGGGCACGGTACGGTTCTTTTTACTTTTGGTGCGAGCAAAGGTAATGCGTCCCGGGAGGATTTGTGATTGCGTTAGTCCCTGCGCCTCACTCCAGCGAGCGCCGGTTGCCAGGCAAACCCTGACAACGATCTCTAGATCAGGATTAGATGACGACTCGCAGGCTTGTAGCAACCGCTTTATCTCATCCGGGTACAGGAAGGACAGCTCGTTCTCCTGCTCGCGAAATTGCCGGATGCCATCTAAGGGATTGTCACCGTCCCACTCACCCAGGCGCTTTAGCTCAGAAAAGACAGCGTGAAGATAAGACTGCTCACGGTTAATAGTCGCCTCTTTAACAACCGTTCGGCCCTTCGCTTGCCACTCGCCGTTTAATCGGCGTTTGCGGTATTCAGCGAAATCATTCTTTGTGAATCGGCTGATAATGGGATCGTTAAGTCTTTCGCAAAGGGCTTCTAATTTTGACAACCTGCCTGCACCAGACGACAGAGTTTTGCCATGGAGTTCATACCACCGTATGATGAGCGTAGAAAGCGTGACATGATCTTCGCCTTCCTGAAGCTGCACCCGCTGATTCATTAACCGGCGCTCAAACGAGAGCGCCTCACCTTTGGTCACAAACTGCTTTCGTATGCGCTTTCCTGTAGAACCATTGGGATAGCATTCGAGAAGCCATTTAGATGTAGGTAATTTTCTTACTGACACGCGAACTTCTCCCCCGGAAGGCAGAGTACTTCCTCAAAAAAATCATACTTATCATAATTCTTATATTTATACTGTATATCTCCTGATATGCGTTCCAGTTTGAAAGTTCTCATGGCATGCTTATCAAAACAAACACCTTTGAAATAAACTTCTCCACGATTATTAATCAACACCTCTTTAAGTAGAATTTCTCTCACAGATGTGCGCCCACCCCTACCCCCATATGAAAATGAAATTTGCAAGTCATTTTCAGCCCAAATAATAGATAAGTCGCCCATGCAAAAAGTGGATTCATCAACGCGTGACCGTGGAGCAACATGCTGATACTTGGTAGTAATCTCCAGGTATTCGGAACCAAGTTCGTCATCAGATAAACCGCTGTCACTAATCAACTTTCTTAGTTTGATATGCTCTTCATTGAGGTTGTGATACCTTCTTTCGGCATTAAGCCTCTGTTTTATCTCTTTGTTTAGCGCATCAGACCGAACGTTACCCTGTTGGAAATAATGATAAAGAAGTAAAGTTGAGCTAAGAAGAAGAAATAGACATGCAACAATTAATATATCTTGCGCGTCAACCTTACTAAAATTTTTAATCTGAAGATCAAGTAAAAATGATGAGCCTATTATTAATATCAGAGAAGTCACAAAAGTCTCGATTACGCGAACCCTATCCTTGGAAAAAACTATCCCAGGACTCAATAACCCTAATAATAAATAAGAGAATGAGATAATTAATACAAAGTTTACTAAAATATCCATATTCCAATTCCCTTTAATCGTTAGCGGCGTTATCTAATTTTTTGGCTGACGCAAACGCATCACTAACCGCCTGAACATTTAACCGCTGCGCGTCATCCAGTACGCGGTAGTTTTCGAGGAGTTTTTTTTCTTCTTCGCTCTCTACCACCATGCCTTCCATCTTTGGCGCTCGCTGACCAGTCAGCAAATAGAGCACATCTATACCAATTGACGACAATGCGGATAGATACCTTGCATCAGGAGATCGCTCATCTCGCTCATAGTAAGCTTGGGCCCCTCTCGATTGCCCAGCCAGCTTGGCGAAATCAGTTTGATTTAACCCAAGTTTATCTCTTTCCTCTCTAAGCCTGCTTCCAAATGTACTCATATAAAATGAAACTCGCTTGACTTGACTACGTACGTGATCAAGAATGTTTTTACGTTAACTTAGTGGATCACAATATAACACCATGACTCAAGCCAATCATCAGATCCGGGCTCGACTTCCTCGCGGTGTACCAAAAGGAACGCCAGTCCACATGCGACTGACCGCTGAAGAACGCACGCAGCTTGAATCCCTTGCGGAGCAGGATCAGCGCTCTACCTCAAACATGGCGCGCATCATTTACCTTCGCGGACTCGAAGCGTTTGCCACGGAAAGCGCGGAATAAGGGGCGGGCAAATGGAACAAGTCATCATCAATATCAATGTGGCTTCACCCTATTTGTCGCTTGAAGAGTACGCCAAAGTTACGGGCATTCCTTTTGATACTTGCAGGGGGATGGTCCGAGAAGGCCGCATTATCATTCGCCCCAAGAAAAGAGCGGGTGAGAAGGTGGAAGTAAATATGGTCGCCATGCTTCGCGATGCGATCAGTAATGCAGGGTAACGTCATGCACAGACCAATCCATGTAAAAAAATTCGTCACCCTCTATCGCGGCTTCACCATTGCTAAGTCGCCACAAACGGCGGTGCGTCCGCGCAATCAATACGGCATTTCAAAAGAGGGTGTTTATTTCGGTTGCGAGTTTGCAGAGGCGGAAGCGATGCGGTTTATCGATCAGCTTCATGCAGAACGGAGCGCGCGCCATGTTTGAAACGCTTTTTATGCTCTGCTTGTTCGTGCTTGCTGTGCTGGCACTGATGGCAATCGGCGGTGTGGTTTACGGTCTGGCCGTATTCTGCGGCGTCATCAGGTAATTACCGATCAGCTTATTGGAGGTCAGGTAAAAATGAAACAAGCCTATGCAGTCCTTATAAATGACATTCTCCAGCAATATCACTTTGACGCTGAACAAAGCGGCACAAACGACACGCTCAGTCTGGGCATGGCTTTTATTGCGTTGCAGTTTGCCGCGAAGTATTCCGGCGACATTGAAGCGGAAAGCAAAATCGGTCAGATGATTGCCGATTGCAGGAAGGGAATTATTCCACGTCCTGTCGGTGAACAGCCGGGTGTAATGTTCTTTTAACCGGGATTAATCCCGGCAATTGTCAACTTATTACTTCAGGTGCGCGGCAATCAACCCAATGGCGACCGAGATTCCTGCAGAAAGAGTCTGTGAAGTGAGCTTACGCACTGAGTCAATGCTGCCTTGCTTGACAGCGGATGCAAACCTGTCGCCCAATGATGATGACAGGCTGTCCGGTATAAGTTTAAGCACTTCAAGGCCTTTAGCGGTTAATACGAGTGAACCAAAAGCTATGCTTCCAGAATCAGGTTTGCCTGATGCGAATCCGGCCCCAATAAGCCAATTAACACAGTCAAAAGCAAATTCTGCTTCACCTATGGGGAAATTAAGCCCGCTGCTTTCGTCTTCAGTGAAGGAGTTTCCCTCACCAACAAAATGCGTCATAGGCAAATATATGGGACTTGGAAATTTGACGTATAGACGTGCAAAAGTTTTACCAACAATTTCATCAAACATTTTCAATGTTTGGATAACTCATGACTGATAAAAAACCTTATGAGAGAGCCTTGGATAAGTCGGAAGCCATAAGCCGAATGAAACACCTTGCTCGCACGCAGCTTAACGGCAGCCTTGACAGCACGAGAGCAAGAGCACATTGGGAATGCTTCCTCGCCAGTTGTTTTGAGTCTGGTTATGCCGAAGCGGAACTTGCTGAAGCAATTACCAGGGGGATATCTGAAGCGGCATTTGAGCTGGGGCTGACTCGTTCATATTGACCTCTTAATTGGTGGGTGGAAGTTCACGCCCGGATTCCTGCAAGAGATAGCGGGCGTGGAAAAGTTACCACCAAACCCCACGCCGGACGGAGGCAAACGTCCGGCAACTTGATTTACATCAACGGGTTTAACCGAAGCGCCATTAAGCAATGCCGCTTCGGATACACCAGTCATTACAGGTAATTACGATGAGCGGTATCGAAGAGAATAAAACACCCTTACAGCTCCAGACACATCAGCGCTGGCTGGACAGGATCCATCATCAGCTGGAAGCAGCGGCCTGTCGCAATGAGACGGCAGAACGCTATGAAAAGCTGACCGCCCCACAGCGCAAGGCCGTTTTTGTTATGGGCAATGCCATAGCAGAAGAATGCACCGACCAGACCATGCGAAAGCTGGAAGGCAAAGATATTTTCTCCTCATGGCGCGATCTGACACCGCCCCAGCGCCGCACCATCGCGCGGGGTATGGAGGCCATCCGCTATCTGGCACGCGAAGTACCAGCCCGTTACCGACCGGGTGATATCGGGCGCACAGCCCCCGATAACAATCACTGATATCTGATTTAACTCCCTGAGCAAAGCCATGGCGTCAACTCGCCGGACTCTGCTCGCCCTAAAAACAGCAGAGGACAGCAACATGACCAGCCAGCGAAATCACATCATGATCGATATTGAAGCACTCGACGTACGTCCAACAGCTGCGATTGCAGCGATTGGCGCGGTGGCGTTTAACCCGGAAACAGGTGACGTTACTGACACGCTTTACTGCCGCGTTGACATTGAAAGCAGCGAGCGGAGCGGCGGCACCATTGGTGCCAGCACGGTGAAATGGTGGCTGCGTCAGTCAGCGGACGTACAGGCTGAACTGATCTGCGAAGAGACCGTAACGATTGAACGTGCGCTGGCAGACCTGAATTTGTTTGTACTGCAAAAAGGCAGCTTTGGTGACTGCATTGTCTGGTCAAAAGGCACCGACTATGACTTTCCCATTCTGTACAGCGCAATGGCGCACGCAGGCGTCGCGCCTGCATGGAAATATCATCAGGTGCGCGACGTCCGAACCCTGCTTGAAACCCTCCCCCTCATTGGTGCCGACTCCGCCCGCACCATACCTTTTGAAGGCGCACCTCATCAGGCGCTGAACGATGCATTACATCAGACCCGACTGGTGACCTTCGTCTGGCGGGGCCTTGCCGCTATGGGCACGGTACACGCTAACACCATGATGGAGCGCGCCTGATGGCAGTCACGATGAGCGGCACATGCGCAATCACGCCCATCTATGCCCGCGCAGTCAGCATGCTGCGTCAGTACGAACGCGGCGCACGTAATTTTTCCCGCATCAAACCTTACGGCTATCTCGTTATCCGGGTTGGCCGCCGCTGGCGTCTGCTCAGCAAAAACGGCGGCCAGCACTGGCGGCTTATGACCCACGAAACCTATAACGGGGAGAGTCACAAATGACACCAACACTGCCTCTGAAGTGGCCGGGTGGAAAATCCCGCATCATGCCGCAGCTGCTGCCGCATTTGCCGAAAGCAGACTGCCTGATTGAGCCGTTTGTGGGCGGCGCATCCGTATTTATGAATACCGACTATCGCCGCTATGTGCTGGGCGATATCAATCCCCATCTGATTAATTTTTATCGCGTGATTGCCAGCGATACTGAAAATTTTATCAGCACAGCGCGATCTGCTCTGTTCCGTGATGGCAACAACGAAGAAACCTATTACTCGACCCGGAGCATGTTTAACGACCCACGCCCGGCAGCATGGGCGCTGCCAACGTGGGATTTTACGCAGGCGCTGCGCTTTCTCTATCTCAACCGGCACGGCTATAACGGCATGGTGCGTTATAACCAGCAGGGTGAATTCAATGTGCCCTATGGTCGCTATAAAGCACCCTATTTCCCAGAGCAGGAGATCCGCTTATTTGCTGAGAAGGTGCGCGACACGCGGGCTATTTTCATCTGTGCTGATTTCCGTACAACCATTCTTACCCACGCTGTTGGGGACGCACTCATCTACTGTGATCCGCCATACCTGCCCGCCACCGATACCGCGAATTTTTCCAGTTATCACACTGCCGGATTTGGTGCTGAGCAGCATAAGACTCTGGTTAAAACACTTGTTAATGCATTCAACGAGCATGGCGTGACATCGGTATTTTCTGGCAGCGACACGCTCGAAACCCGCCGTATTTATTATCCGTATCGCATGCATGAAATCAGCGTTCAGCGATCGGTGGGTGCTAAGTCACGCGACAAAGCGGATGAATTGATCGGCACTCTAAAAGTTTGCGAAGGCTGCGACAAAGCTGGCGGAGGTATGTGCCCGGATTGTGGCCCGTGCTGCACACATGCCTGTTATGCGGCCATGTGTGCATCAGGCGCATTTGATGATCAGGAGGCTTTATGATGGTGCGGTTTAACAGGTCTGCTGTTAGCGTCGTATGGGATTACTCCTGCCACGTGAAAAATACTGTCTTTGGGGTGTATCAGCGGCCATTTAATCAGGGATGGGACTTCCTGCTTAAACGCATACTGGAAACCGGCGAGTTATTGAGCGCTGATGAATGTACAGCCACATTCAAACTTGGCGATGATCTATTTGAAATATGGACAAGTAATCGATGGTATTCGTTTGCCCATCTATACCGCTTTAACGGTAAGTACATTTCCCGAAGCCTTCAGGCCCGCCCTCGTTTTATCACAATGCGGCACCTGCATGGTTTAGTAGCTTTCGTCAAAAGCCCCTCAGTCACCAGAGAGATTTTTTACTCTCCCGTGAATCCGCAAGGCGGAAGCAATGACTAACGCAACCGCCTACTACAACGAAATCGATCCTTTCGCCGCCCAGTGGCTGCGCAATCTTATCGACGCCGGCCGCATTGCGCCTGGTGTGGTTGATAACAGGAGTATTGAAGATGTCACACCCAACGATCTGCGGGGATTCCAACAGGTTCACCTTTTCGCAGGATTCAGTGTCTGGTCACTCGCCCTGCGCTGTGCCGGATGGCCGGATAACAAACCCGTCTGGACAGCCTCATGCCCATGCCAGCCTTTCAGCGCGGCAGGCAAAGGCGCTGGGTTTGCTGACAAGCGGCACTTATGGCCCGCCGCACATTGGCTTGTCGGCCAGCGCCGCCCTGTCGTGGTTCTTGGCGAACAATCTGCAAGCAAAGACGCGGATGACTGGATCGACCTTGTACAAACTGACGTGGAAAGTCTGGGCTATGCCTTCGGGTCGGTTGCGTTTCCGGCTGCGAGCGTCGGTGCGCCGCACATCCGTGAGCGTGCTTACTGGGTGGCCCACACCGGCAGCGAACGAATTCCTTCCTATCAACCTGGACTTACTGGCTGCCCGTCGCCAGAGATTTGCGGAGAAATACAAAAACAACGAATTCGGATTGACGCTGGGACAGGCAGCATCGTTACTGGCGGGCTGGCCGACCCCTACAGCATCAGACAGCAAGGGGGGTTACCAGGGTGGCAGAGTTCGCAACGGGAAATTATCAACGGACAGGCTCGATGTAACTGCACAGATTGCAGGCTGGCCGACACCAACAACAAGCAACGACCGCTCGCCCTGCCCCGGAGAGGCTTTGAACACGTACCGGCTGAATGGAACCAAGATCCAGAAACGCTTACAGGATGTAGCAGCAATTGCAGGCCCGGCCCGGTTAACGGCTTCTGGCGAGATGCTGACTGGCTCCACTGCCGCGATGGAAAGTGGCGGCCAGTTAAACCCGGCCTTAAGCCTCTGGTTAATGGGACTCCCGGCAGAGTGGGAAGACTTCGCGCCGCAGGCAACGGCCTGACACTTCAGGCTGCAACAGCTTTCATTCGCTGCGTTATGGAAGCGGGTCTGTAGCATGGCCCGCAACACGCATGGGCGCTTTGCGCCTACAGCTCCGCCATCTTACCCCGGGAAATCAGCTGATAATACCCGGTACGATTACGAATGGCAGAAACCCAGAGCTGCCATTCATGTCGATAAAACGCCTGCCGTTGATCTTACTGAGCTGAGTCAGGAGCAGGAATTTCTGGCGTGGGTAAAAAAGGTCCTCAGCCCCCACCCCCGCTTTATACGACAGCGCCTGAATTCACGGATTAGCAGCATTCACAGTCTTAAAGGCCGCCATATGGCCCGGCTGGCCTTGCGCGATATTATTCGCCGGGACCTGCCCCACATCAGCATGATCAATGCAAGGTACGCAATAAATCATACGGGCGGGTCTGCGGCAGAAGAACACGATATTTTTGTTGAGCTGAATCCCCTGTATCACGAATTCGGCAACCTGTTAAATCTTGTGGAGAGATTCAACAGGTTGCCCGATTTCACCCCTGAAGATATCGAACTGCTGGCGCAGGACGTCGCTATTTATGTGCAGGTAGCGCTCAGTGAAACACACAGGGTCATGGCAACCACCGATGATAGGCGCTACATAACCTGCCTTTACAGGGAAGCCGCACAGCTTGCGCGTTTATTTCTGATGCCCCCGCCCAGCTGGAAAAAATACTGCCGTCAACGGCTCTCTGTTGATGATGCAGTTACGGCCATTCACAAAATGCGCGATGTGCGTTACTGGAACAGGAACTTTAAAAAACACGCCATGCGCTGGCGCGAGCACCTTCACATCGCATTCGGGGATGTTAAACGCGGCGCGGCCCCGTATTGCAGCAAACACCATGCCGACGAATGGGATGCACGGCGGAAACGTAGCCGCGCCATTATGTCGCGCCTTGAACTCGAAGATCAGGACACCAAAGAGCGACTTTCACTCATCGAGCAGATTGATAAAAGCATCTCGAACCCGGCACTGCGTCGGGTTGAGCTGATGACGCGCATTGGCGGTTTTGAAAAAGTTGCTACTGAGGAAGGTTACTCCGGGCAGTTTTTCACACTGACCGCCCCTTCGAAATACCATGCCTGGACGATGTACGGGAATCGCAACTCCCGATGGAACGGTGCCAGCCCCCACGCCACGCAGCGCTATCTGAATCAGGTCTGGCAGCGGATACGGGCAGAACTGGCTCGCCGGGAAATTCCGGTATTTGGCCTGCGGGTCGCAGAATCCCACCATGACGGTACACCGCACTGGCATGGCCTCCTGTTCTCCCGCCCCGAGCATGCAGACGAACTACGGGAAGTGATGGATGATTACGCCACTCGCGAGGATGCCGAAGAACTTCAGGGCAGGCATGGCAGGCGTCCGCGCTTTGAAATGAAGCCTATCGACCAGGAGATTGGCAGCGCCACCGGCTACATCGTGAAGTACATCAGCAAAAACATCGACGGTTATGCGCTCGACCGCGAAACCGACGACGAGACCGGCCGGCCGCTGAAAGAAACATCCCGACACGCCACCGCCTGGGCATCCTGCTGGGGCATACGTCAGTTTCAGTTTCTGGGTGGCGCACCGGTATCCGTCTGGCGGGAACTCCGGCGTTTCCGCAATCAGACGCTGGCAGACAGAATAAATCCCCTGTTTGCTGATCTGCACCGTGCCGCCGATGAAGGCGACTGGCAGAAATACACTCTGCTGCAGGGTGGTGCGCTCGTCAGCCGCCGCAAACTTCCGCTGCGCATCTGGTATCAGCCCAAAGACACACCGAACGATTACGGTGAATTCCAGAACCTGATAAAGGGTCTGGTTATGCCGCTGACCCAGCTGGCCCCTATCGCAACCCGGCTTCACACCTACGCCATTGTAAAAAAGAGAGATGAATTTACAGACGACAGCAATCCGGCCGTTGGTTTTGATTTTGACCTTACGGGCGCGTCTGCGCCCGCTAGGACTCGTGTCAATAACTGTACGGAGGCTAAAAAACAAACAACTCAAAGCCCGCCAGCTCCCCCACATCAGGCTGATCCGCCTGGTGAAGGTGAACCCGAACAGCTGGAAATGGGTCATTTATCACGCAGTCAGAAGAAACAGGTTGCGGAAGCCCTCAGAAATTACAGACCTGCCCCCCGCGGGTCAGAGGGTGATGCGTTTGAAAACACAGCGAACGCCTGGGCAGTGCCCGGCTGTTCTGAATACACCCTTCAGAGGGCGCAGATTTACATGAAGGTCGCACAGAAAGTGCGTGAGGATGAGCGCCTGCGGAAAACCGTGTGCTCAAACAGTGATCAGCAGCTCCATGAGAAAATGAACCGCCTCATGCCCGCGCTGCGGGTGACGTTACGTCGCTTATTAACTAATCTCATGCTGACCTGCTACGACAGATATGCCGCCGCCCTGATACGCGGCTCAGTGATACGCATTGATGACGAGCGGGCAATCACGCTGCGTGAGGGGACAGAGATTGTTTTGCAGCCGGTCAGACAATGGTGCAGGAGAAAGGCCACCCCACAACAGCCCGCCTGTAATGAGCAGATTACCATTGACAACCCGCGCGTTGGCGACGGCTGCCGCCACTGCACACCGGAAAACCATGATGAGTGGCTTTAGAATGCTTGAAGTGGTATCAAAAAATGATACCATCAGGCCATGAATAAACGACACCAACGCACCCTAACCGATATTTATGCACGCCCCGTCAGCGGTTCGCTGCGCTGGGCTGATATTGAGGCGCTTTTTATTGCCCTGGGCGCAGAAGTTCATGAGCGCGAAGGCTCTAGGATTGCCGTGCTGCTGAAGGGTGAAAAGAAGATTTTTCACCGGCCACACCCGCGCCCGACAACTGATAAAGGTGCAGTTAATTCAGTAAGAATTTGGCTCGACAGTTTAGGAGTAAAACCATGATTAACACGCTCAAAATCAATGACCACACAGCTGTAATCACCTTCGACCCTGAAATCGAAATGTTTAGGGGTGAGTTTGTTGGCCTCAATGGAGGCGCTGACTTTTACGCCTATAGCGTCGAAGAACTCAAACGCGAAGGTGAGCAGTCTCTTGAAATTTTTCTGGACGAGTGCCGGAAAGATGGCATTCAGCCCTATAAACATTTCAGCGGCAAGGTGACCACTCGCACAACCCCTGAACGTCACGCCGCCCTGACTCTGGTTGCGCAGTCCAGCGGTAAATCCATCAATGAAATGCTGAATGAAGGCATTGATCTGGTCATTGAGAAGCACGCCTGATTAGATACTACGCCTTAATTGCCACTCTCCCGATAACACCAATTTTACGACCAACAAGCGTATGCCATCCCTCAACAAAGGATGGCATCGAGTGGATACTGTTATTTCGACCCCGCCCTGACTAAAAAACAGCCCCTGAAAAGGCTTTAATAGGCCTGTGAAATTGCCTCACAACTATACGCAATGTTGAACAATAGTTGATTAGGGTAAATACCCCGACCACCCCTTACGCGGCAAGGCTTAAGCCCACATGAACAATTGAACAAAAACACGCACTTTCAGCGCGCGGGCGTGGCGGGGGACAGCGCACGCAAGCCCATGTGACAGGCTTCGCGCCAGCCTTCATGCGGATGTGCGTCAGGAACCCGATACGATTCACGACGGAGCGAATTAAAACGAAAAACATCAGGGGGCATATCTTTAGCGATGGGCGCTCAGAATGCTTTACAGCGCGTCAGATGAAGGCAGGCATAAAAAAACCGGGCAGATGCCCGGCGGGTAAATAATCAAGATAAAGTAATGACTTAATGGATGTTGCTATCGGCGGCGGAAGGCAAACGAGCCGATGCCCTCGCGCCCTAAATCACTTTCAATAGTATTGTGTTCGATGCAGTCAAATCCCTGACCATCGAACCAGCGGACAAGCCCCTCCCGGGTCCAATACCATAAATGTTCATCCTTACGGAAGTGACGGGAACAGAGAACGGCATCACCACATTCAAAGACTGGCACAGAAATGAAAACCCACTGCGTGGATCTGCCGATGGCAATATCCGGGCGGTCGATGTGTTCCAGTGCATCCCAGAATGACAGGGCTGCATAACGTTCTGTATACAGGTCAGCCCAGCAACCTCGCGATTTCAGCCATTCAACCCCTGCCGGGTTAACGTCATACCCCTTTGTCCGTGGGCGTGCCTCCACGAACTGACCGGCCCCAATCCCCACATCAAGCAGTTCGCCAGCATAATGACGCGCAACCATTCGGATACGTGCAGCCGTAAGGGCGCGACCCATCGGGGTATCGGCCATGCCACGGTAACGGGAAAAATAACTTTCATCGTACGGACGGTGTTTCGGTACGGGGAAGTATCCCATCCCGAGAGCCGGTAACCAGACCAGCCCCTTTTTCACTTCATCAAAGAACGGTTTCATTAAGCCACCTATCAAAATTTTCTTTAAAACCCGTTATGTGCTTGTCACAGGTATGATTCATCAGTCCGCAGGTGCAGTAGTTATCCGGTTTCGCCCAACCGGTATGCGACAGGTCCATGCGAGGATCGGTGATGATGTGACGTGCGTTATGCGCACCGCACCCGCCCTGAATCACATACAGCGGCGTGCCATAACACAGCGCCGCAGGAACCGCCCAGCCCACGCCGGACACCACCACTGCCGCATGCTTTATCAATGCCATCAGCTGGCAGATGTTCAGTTCGCCACGATGCAGCCGCAGATCGGCGGGCGGAAGCTCACCGACCGGCCATTCCTGTTCGTTCTCAAGATCGGCCACGCTGACCACATAAAAATCGCGGCGCAGTCGTTCAGCAGCCTGCGTGAGATAGACGGGTTTGGGGTTTCGGGCGGTGTTGAGCCATTCCCGCCGGGCCGTTACCGGCCGGATCACCGCAATGGGTTTGCTGGCACTGACGGGACACGGACCGAAATCAGGTAAATCAAAGCGCGGCGTGATAATGGCGAATTGCCTTCGCATGGCATCAGTGATCGACCCCTGCTTCAGTTGCCCGGCACCGTAACCGACCTTAATTTCACGCGTGCCCGGCGGCGCTGTTCTGGCAAACTCGCATTCAGTCTGAATCTCGTTGCGGTGCTGGGTGCGCAGGCGGGTACCGGTGCGCAGAAATTTCACATCCAGCCCCCGATAGATTTCCGGCCATGGCGTTTCTATATAAGCTCCCGGATAGTGACGGACAAAACCGCGCTGGTAGATGTTGTCACCCAGGCCACACATGCCCCGGATAATGACGGACTCAGGCATGCTCCTCCTCCCTGTGTGAAAATTGCGACAGTGCTTCGGCCAGCTCAAGCCGTCCAAAGGCAGTAATTTCGGTGTATCGCGAACAGTTGATAATGTTGACGCCAGGCAGCTCTGAAGGCAGCTGGTCAAAGTGCTGGTGCCAGCGCAGAATGCTTCTGACACCCGGGTTGCTCATGCCGGTCGGATGTGGACCATGCCAGTGCAGCCCGTGGCGTATTGAGCAGTCAAACCCCAGCAGAACAATAATTCTGGCCCCCTGCGAGGCTGCAAACTGGATAGCGCGTTGCCCCGAGTTATAAGGGCCGGTGGCAAGATGACGGTTAAGCCCAAAGCGGGGCGCGGCCCGACTATGGCAGGTCCACAGTGCAGCACCCGTCTCTGACGCCGCCGCGTAATAGCGCGTCCACCACTCCAGATCCCCCGCATAAATCACGTCACAACCGGGTGCCATGCGCCAGGCATCGTTTACCGCAATAACCGGCCATCCCGATCCCAGCGCCGTGGTGGCATCGGCCTGACACAGTGAGGGGCCGCAGCCCAGAATGATGGACTTATCCATTGTGGCTGACCTCGGCCAGCGCATAGGGATTAAAACGAAACACCGGTACACCCAGGAGATCGTTAAACGTCTTCAGATTTTCCATGATGGGTGCCAGTTCGTTAATGGCAAAAACCCTTGCTGCCTTTTCAACATCACCAAAGCCGCCGTCACTTTCAGGTACAACCCCCATCAGCTGGGGCGGCACGCGATGCGCCGCCAGCATGTCCGTCCGGGAAGCCTTCTTGATGCTGCTGAAATCATCTTTCGCGGCGAGTTCAGCGAAAGGCATGATCTGTATCCCGTCCTTCTTGCCCCCGGGCACACTGACGAACACATTTTTGAAGGCATTCCCGCGCCGCGCATCTGTCAGTGCCTTTTTAAGCGCGTCAGCCTGCTTTTCATCCGTGATGGCGTCATTCAGGTAGATGAGCTTTCCGGCATGACTGCCGTTGGTGTAAAAACGCCAGCGGAATTTGGTTCCCTCACTGTCGAGCAGAATTGACATCACGGTTGCCAGGTATTCAGGCAGGCCATAAATCTCCTGGTGAATTTCCGGGTTCATCAGATGAAGTACATCCCCTGGCGGATAACTGATTTCCTCCTTATCCCGGGGCACGTACCAGTACTGCGTTAAATCGGTTCCCCGGCGCGTATACTTGGCAGGAAGGCGGTGCAGTGAGAGCGGTGCACCCAGACGGTTACGGCGTATCTCCAGATAGGCATTACCGAAAACCAGGTAATCGAGAATGACGCCCATCGCATCCGTGCGGGACAGTAGCGGGTGCGGCTGCCAGCAGCTGATGATGATGTTCCGCTTGACAAGCAGCGGGGACTGATGAAACGTGGCTGTTTCAAACAGGCGGCCAATGTCATAAAAGCTGATCGGCGTCTCATACCATTTGCCGTTATTCGCACATTCCATGCAGTCCAGAAAATCACCCCAACCTGAAAAGGGCATTTCTTCGCTGAAGCTGAACGCGGTGAACCCTTGCGAACCACGGGCAGTGACCGGCAGTAATGAGTCCGTCACACCTCCCGAGTCACCGAGATTGACCCAGGAATTTGAACCACTGTAATTGATCTGCGTAGACTTATATCCACCCACGCGAATATCGCCGTAACCTGAACGCGACATATCAGAACTCCATTACAAAACCACCGTTACCGCCGCTGTCGCTGCCGATCGGCTCATTATAAAGTGCATGCATGGTTGCCCATGCGATGTCACCATGATTACTGCCGCGTGCGCGGTCGGAGTCGTAAGACACCATGCCCCCCGGCGTCACAAACTTTTTAACCGTCATAAGCGAGCTGACCAGCGTCATGTTGCCTGCGTCATATTCCAGTCGCCCCTGCCGAATCAGTAACTGTGCTTTAAGGACCATTTCCCGCTTGAGTGCCGGGTTGTACTGGAAAAGGCGCGCCGCCGGGAAAAAGCGCAGCACCATTTTGTAAACAGATTCACCCACGCCAGTGCCGTCAATACCGATAAACTGCACGTTATAACGCTGCGTGGCCTGCCGGATAACTTCCGCCTGAGCCTCAAACTCAGTGGTGCGTAGCTGAAGGGTTTCAATAATGCGGAACCGTCCGCCAGGCACACGCGGCGGCGCCACAATGGAAAGTCCGGCACTGTCGCCCTGTCCGCTGGTGCCGTTCGGGTCATACCCCAGCCACACAGGCTGATCGCCCAGCGGTCTTGCGGCCCAGTCCCGCCAGTCTCCCCACTCGTCGAAACCGTCAACCGCACAGCTCAATACCGAGTTGTAATCAAATGCGCGTTCTCCCGGTGCAATGAACTGGCACATGTACATATTGTTGAAGCCGTCAGGGCTGTTTTCTCCCCTGATTTCATCCAGATCGATAAGGCTGAACCCCTGATTAATGGCATCTTCGACCGTCACTATCTGTCGCCACATGCCGTCCTCACACATGCGTCCCTTTTTTAGACTGGCGTGTGATACGTCGATGTCGATATGCTCCGCCTTTTTTCGGCCCTCATTAGCGTACTGCCCGTTCCAGAACTGATATGCCTGATGGTCTTCACTGCTGGCCGTGGAAAAATACGTGCGCCGCAGGCCGGTATGCGTTGCCATGCCGGAGGCCACTTCGCGCAGCCTGATAAAATTGGCCGCCCAGAAAATCTCATCAAAATAAAGATTACCGTTGTAAGACTGGGCGGTTGCCGCTGAGGTCCCGAGGAAAAACAGGATCGCACCGTTGGCGAGAATGATTTCGTTGCCACCTTGCAGGTCAACTCCCACCTCACGTGCGGTTTTCTGCACCGCGCGTTTGAACTGAAACGCCTGAGCGCGGGATGCTGACAGAAATATCTGATTGCGACCCGACTCCAGCGCATCCAGTAGCGCTTCATGCGCGAAATACCAGGTTGCCCCAATCTGGCGGCTTTTCAGGATGAGGCGGTTACGGTGCCCGCGCACCTGGTACCAGCGTTTTTGATGTTCAAAGAGCGAATCCATGATCAGCACGCGAAGTGCCTCAAGCTGTTCATCATTGAAAAAGTTCTTCGGCTGCTTCGGCTTGCGTTTTTCCTCCCTGTCTTCATCGCGCTGGGTGGCCCGCTCAAACCGCGCCAGCTGACGGGCGTAGAAGTCCATCAGTTTGTAATCACGGGGGCGGATTTCATCCGGTTCACGGTCTGCCAGCAGGAGATAACGCTGAAGTGTGCGATCGTGCGCACGCTCCAGCGGCCGGGCTGCATCCCACTTTTCGCGCCGCCGCCACGTATAAAGCGTGTTGCGGCTGACACTCAGCAGTTCAGCTATCCGGCCTATATCCCGCCCGAGCCAGTAGAGACGCCGGGCCTGTGTGTGAATGTCGTTGGTGTCGTTCATGGCGCAAAGTCTGACACGCGCGCGCCCAGTCCAGTGAGCGGTGGTAGTTGTCGCAGACGTGCGACAACTGCCGCTGGTTGTACCCTTCTCCGGTGGCGCAGAAGATAGGCGGCAACAACATTCAGGAGCAATGCCATGAGTGCAGCAGCAAAAAAAGTCAGTGGATGGGTACGTGTCGCCACGGAGGGCGCAACAACCGATGGTCGTAATATTGAACGGGACTGGATTACCGGTGCCGCCGCGTCTTTCAACCCCAGACTGTATGGTGCCCGCGTCAATGTGGAACATATTCGCGGTATTGCACCCGACAGCGCTTTCGGCAGCTACGGCGATGTAGTTGCACTGAAAGCGGAGGAAATCACCGAGGGACCACTGGCGGGCAAGATGGGCCTGTATGCACAGATTGCCCCCACTGACGCACTGGTTGAACTTAACCGCAAAGCCCAGAAGGTCTACAGCAGCGTTGAACTGAACCCGAATTTTGCGGGGACAAAAACGCCCTATCTGGTTGGCATGGCAGTCACTGACAACCCGGCAAGCCTGGGAACCGATTACCTCAAATTCTGTGCACAGAACCCGCAGGCTAGCCCGCTGGCTGCACGCCACAGCTCGGAAGGTTGTGTGTTTTCTGCGGCAGAGGAAATCACTCTGTCATTTGCAGAACAGGCTGGGGAGCAGACGGAAGCAGGTACGCAGTTCTTTTCACGCATTTCTGCAATGATTTTCGGTAACGCCCGGAAACAGGAGCAGAACACCAACGAGCTACAAAATGCCGTGGAGCTTATTGCGCAGAGTCAGGGGGATTTGCTGGATAAGTTCTCCGGGTTACAGGAGAAGTTCGCGACATTACAGCCTGTGAAAGACGGAGGCACAATCGCAGAGCAGCTTTCTCAGCTCCAGCAGGACTTTTCAGCACTGAAAACACAGCTGGAGAGTGAGCCACAGCATTTCACCTCGCGTCCGCTTTCGACCGGTGGCGATGCCAGCACCGCATCCGTACTGGCTGAGTTTTAAGGAGAATCACGATAATGAAAAATGAAACCCGTCAGCTACTGAACGAGTATTACACCCAGCAGGCAAAACTCAATAACGCTGACTTTACAGGCATTCGCTCCGGGGAATCATTCAGTGTGGATCCCTCAGTCCAGCAAAAACTGGAAGACAAAATCCAGCAGGACGATTCTTTCCTGGGCAAAATTAATATCGTTGGCGTTGACGAGCAGGAAGGCGAAAAATTGGGTCTCGGTATCAGTGGCCCGATTGCCAGCACGAACTCATCAACGTCAAAACGCCGTGAGCCCCGTACAGTTCAGACGCTGGATGACAATAAATATCGTTGCGAGCAGACGAACAGTGACACCGGCATCGCTTATAAGCAGCTGGACATGTGGGCCAAATTTCCGGACTTCCAGGCACGCATCAGCAATATGATCGCAAAGCGTAAGCGCCTTGACCGCATCATGATCGGCTTTAACGGGACATCCCACGCTGATCCGTCTGATTTCGACAATAACCCGCTGTTGCAGGACGTTAACATCGGCTGGCTTCAGAAATACCGTGTTAATGCTTCAAAACGCGTCCTGAGCGGCATCACCATCACGTCACGCGATACGACCGGCGCTATTGTTAAGAAAGGCGACTATGGGAATCTCGATAGCGTCGTGCAGGATATGCGTACCACTCTCCTGGACCCCTGGTACATCGATGATGCCGATCTGGTCGTCATTGTGGGGCGCAATCTGATTAACAGCCGCGAATTCCCGTTTGTGGATACCGTGAGCCCGTCCAACCCAAACAGTGAAACGCTGGCAGCACAGCTCCTTCTTTCACAGGGCCGCATCGGCGGCGTGCCATATGCCATCGTGCCTTTTGTGCCGGACGGCACGCTGTTCCTGACCACCTACACGAACCTGTCTATCTACTGGCAGCTCAGCAGTGCACGCCGTCAATATCGCGATGAGCCGCAATACAACCGTATCGCTACATACAGCTCGGTCAATGATGCGTACGTGATTGAGGACTACGGCCTCGGTGCAGTGGCTGAGGGGATTACCTGGGCTGGCAGCGAAAAAAGCGAGAGCGAGTAAGCCATGAACCTGACTCCCGCACAACGTCACTGGCAAAAACACACGGCGCTGTCACGCGCCGCAGGGGATGGTCAGGCGGTGGAACTCACCGGGTATGAGCGTATCCGCCATCGCCTCCATCATGATTTGAAGATGCTGAAAAACGTGCAGTCAAACGTCCGAAAAGCTGAATTAAAGCGAGACATGCTGCCCCATTATCAGGGATGGATTGAAGGCACGCTCGAAGCTGACAGCGGCCGCCAGGATGAGGTGTTTATCACCTGTATGATCTGGATGCTGGACGCCGGGATGTATGAAAACGTACTGCCGCTGGCCTCCTACGCCATTCGACACCGTCTGAACCTACCGGACGGGTTCAGGCGCACCACCGGCACAATGCTGGTTGATGAGGTCTGCGATGCGGGGCTTAACGCCTTCAAGGTGGATGCAACCAACGCCCGCGTGCCGCTCACTGCACTGCGTGAGCTGGAAGCGCTCACCGCAGACGAAGACATGCCGGATGAGGTTCGCGCCAAACTCTATAAAACACTGGCATTTACGCTGCGTAATGGCGATCTGTCGGAGAAACAGGAGGCCGTCGATTACATGAAGCGGGCAACTGAATTGCACGATCGTATTGGCGTCCTGCGTGACATCCGTGATCTGGAAAGTGCGCTGAAGCGCGAGCCAGAGCCAGAGCCAGAGCCAGAGCCAGAGCCAGAGAGTAAACCCGGTAAAGATAAAGGCGGCAAGGCCACGCCTGCCGCATAACAGCTGCGCCCCGCGCACGGGCGGCACGTTATCAGCGGAAAGCGCAACAGCACTCCCCGCGCGATACCGTCCACCGCCCGACCTTTTAATGAGGTGATCATGAGCCTGATTTCCACCGACCCGCCTGGCCCTCTTGCCAGCCCTGCTGACACTGGTGAGGACACAACGATAAAAAATGCCACATTCTGGCCGGATATCAGCACCGGCGCATTCCGGCTGGCTAAGCGTCTCGGAGGCACCACCACCACCGACAGGATGCATCATGCCCTGCGGGTCGCGATGGCGGCTATCAATGACCTGCTGGCTGAATGGCGGGTAAAGCAGGAGGCAGCAGGCTACGCCAGTCTGGATACCCTGCCGTCTGAAAGTATCGGCAATGAGTCCATACAGGTTATGCGCTATCGAGAAGCGGTATACAGCTACGCAAAAGCCACCTTACTCGAAGGCTATCGCGATGCCGATACAACCAGCAAAGGCGAGGCACACGCTATCGCACTGGCAACGCAAATTGACCAGTGCTGGCGTGATGTCCGCTGGGCCGTCCGGGACCTTGCAGGCAGACCGCGCGGCATTGCGGAGCTGCTCTGATGAAGGTGGTAAGCGCCAAAGGTGACACCGTGGATGAAATCTGCTGGCAGCACTATGGCAAAACGCAGGGTGTGACTGAACAGGTGTACGAAGCCAACCCCGGATTATGTGATCGCGGCGTCAGGCTTCCTGCCGGCCTGCGGATTTATCTGCCCGAAGTGGCGCAGAGCAGTACAAAGGAGGTTGTGCAGTTATGGGACTGACAATGAAACAGGCGCCATGGGCCGGACGATTAAAGGCGCAGGCACTGGGGAGGCTATACCTTGGGTGAACCAGTAACCACGACTACCGCGATGACTGCCGCAGCGACCGGCATCACCCTCGTCAGTTTATTCGGCCCACTGGACGGCCCGACAGTCATCGGTGCCTTTGCAGGTGCAGCCATATTTGTCGCGTCAGCCAGTGATTTCCGTATCTGGTGGAGGCTGTTTCTGGGTGGTCTGTCATTTGCGGCGGGGCTGCTGGCTGCTCCTTTTACTGCTGATCTGATTGGCAGGCTGCTTCCTCACAGCAAAGAGGTGGATTTACCCATAGGTGCGCTGGTTGCCTCGGCTGCGGTTGTCCGCATCCTGATGGCCGTCAGCAGTAAAGACGGTCCGTCGCTGTTATCACGCTTTCGCGGAGGTGGTGGATGACATTCGAAACCTTTTTGCTGAACGCCAACGCCATCATCTGCGCCATTACAGCAGTACGGCTGCTGACGTTCCGGCGCGGTAAGGCACAGCATAATCGCCTGATGGGCTGGCTTTCCTGGCTGCTGATCGTATCCACCGCATCAGTCACCATCCGCGTACTGACGGGCGAATACTTTTACACCGACTGGACCGAAGTCCTGATAAACCTTCTGTTGTGCGTGGCCGTCTGCCGCGCGAGAGGCAATGTCGGCCACCTGCTGAAAGGAAAATTTAATGAACGTGAGTCAAGCTGGCCTCGAGCTGATTAAGAAATTCGAAACGCTCAGGACCGAGGCATATCTCTGCCCGGCGGGCATTCCAACCATTGGCTACGGCCATACGCGCGGCGTGAGCATGGGCGAAAAATGCACACCACAACAGGCTGACGCCTGGCTGCATGAGGATTGCCGGGTTGCTGAGCTGACCATCAGCGCGAACGTTAAAGTGCTACTGAGCCAGAATCAGTTCGATGCGCTGGTGTCGTTCATCTTTAATCTGGGTTCAGGAAACTTCACAGGCTCAACGCTCCTTAAGAAGCTGAATGCGGGCAATTATGCCGGTGCGGCTGATGAGTTTGGCAAATGGGTTAATGCTGGCAGTCGCAAGCTGACGGGACTGGTCAGACGCCGTGCCGCTGAGAAAGCACTGTTTCTGTCTTAAGGAAAAATCATGAACGCTCAGTCTCAAAAAATCCTGCTCGACCTGCTGCAAAAAGCCAGCAACGGCATTGATGCTGCCGTGTCATTCAGTCAGGCGCAAATTCCTGACGTAGTGCATCAACTACTGGTATGGAATTTTGTACACAGCCTCATAGCGATGACGATTGCCATTGCCACTGTCCCCCTGGTGATTATCATCGTTCGTAAGCAGCTTTGCCGGTCCCGGGATGGGATGCTGGATGACGACGATTGCTCATGGAGCAAGGGAAAGCCTCGCTACGCCCCTACGCTGGTCTGGGATAAAAGAGGTGAGTTATCAATGGCTATCATACCGGCAGGTTGTGTGTTGGTAAGCTGGTTCCTGTGGGTGATGTCCACGCTAGCCGATCTAAGCTGGCTGAAAATCTGGATAGCGCCAAAGCTCTACCTTATTGAGTACGCCGCAACCCTCATGGGTAAAGGCTGATGGTCATCAAAACCGGCTTAACGCTTGCGGCTGTTGTAGTCATAACTGGTCTGGGCTGGGCCGCTGACCATTACCACGATAAAGCCATCGAATGGCGTGATACTGCCCATCATTCTCAGGACGTAGCAAAGCAGCAAGCCGCCACAATTACCGATATGAATCAGCGCCAGCAGAATCTGGCCGATCTGGATAAAACCCACACGGAGGCGCTGAATGCTGCCCAAAACCAGATTGCTGCTTTGCAGCACGATGTTGACGATGGCCGTAAGCGGTTGCAGCTCCACGCAGACTGCCCCGCCGTGCCAGAAGGTAACACCACCGGCACCGCCCGCGTGGCTGATGCAGCCCGCGCCCGACTTACTGACGCCGCTCAGCGGGATTATTTCACCCTCAGAAACCGAATCGAAACAGCCCGACAGCAGATAGCCGGACTTCAGGATTACATCCGCACGCAGTGCACGGGGGAAAAATGAGAAAGCCCGATCTGTTACGCGCGGCCATTCGTGCGCTCAACCCCTGGTGCCAGACCAACCCGGAAAATATGCTGGTATCAGTCACTGAGGCAACGATCGTTGCAACGGGTGAACAGTCAGCATCATGGGAATATCGCTATGTGATTGAAGTGCTCCTGGTGGATTTTCCGGGGGACGTGGACACCATTACGCTGCCGATACTCAACTGGGCCCGGGTTAACCAGCCCGATCTGCTTTTTAATCCCGATGTACGCCGTGAAGGAATAAAGATGCAGGCGCAGCTGATTAATACTGACGAGCTGGGTAATGAAATCACGCCGGTACATGACGTTCTGTTCAGTATCCGCGCCACTGAGGCCATCATTGTGACGCAGGACAGCGGCGGGAACCCCGTTACCACGCACCGTGATGAACCGGACTACAGCACACTCTTCGGCGAGAGCGGCACCGCATGGGATATTGTTTTCAGGGGGACAATCGCAGACGGAGGCGATGGCGATGAGTAACGCCTCTCCGCTGCTTCATGAACTCGATAGCCTTCTGGCTGGCACATTACGCCAGCTTTCCACCGTATCCCGCAGGCAGCTATCCCGGACGCTCGCCACTGGCCTTCGGAAGCGCCAGTCAGCACGCATGGCAAAACAGCAGGCACCGGACGGCAGCAGCTGGCAGGCCCGCAAGCGGAAAGTGCTTAGAACTCAGGGCGGCATCCGCTTTTTATGGCGCGGGGGTGACGGCAAACTTCAGGCTCGTGAGCTGAAAAACTGGCGTTCCTCCCGGGGCGCACAGAGTGAAAAAACCATCACCGGATACGATGTTGATCGGCAGGCCATCAGAACATTTCGCAAAGCGGACATTGAGCGTTATCTGTCGATTGACCTGCATAAAACAGAGAAATTCAGACTCCGCCCGGATCCGATGTTTCGCCGCCTGCGCACTGGCCGCTTCCTGCGAGCAAACAGTAATGACACCCTGGCAACAGTGGGGTTCAGCGGCAAAACCGCTGCTATTGCGCGTGTTCATCAGTACGGTCTGGCGGACACCATCGCTCATCATGGCCAGGCAAAATACCCCGAACGCACCCTGATTGGCCTGTCTGACGACGACCTTGAGTGGCTGGCCGACACCATCAATACCCACCTGACACGATAATCTGTTGTCGCAGGCCTGCGACACTTTCCACCTGTCGCGCGGGGCACCATTGCCCGCCAGAATGGCATCAGATCTCTTATGTATCAGGAGCGCATAGTGAGCACCGCTGAACTCTACCGGTTGCTGTGCAATCTCATTCGCGTCGGAACCGTCAGCGAAACAGATCTCAGTGACAGCGAAAACCCGCGCGTGCGGGTGGCGACGGGCGATAACACCACCGACTGGATCAGATGGATGACAAGCCGCGCCGGGAAAGCAATACGCTGGTGCGCCCCGGTTAAAGGCGAACAGGTCCTGCTGCTTGCCGCTGAAGGGGATATGAATAACGCCATTATTATCGGCTCGCTGTTCAGCAATGCATTTCCGCCGCCGGACTCAGGCGCGGACACTGACGTGATCAGCTGGCCTGACGGGGCAGCATGCCGCTATGACACCAGTACACGGCACCTCAGCATTACGGGTATCAACACGCTGACCGTTACCACGGACGGCCCGGCGAATGTTCAGTGCCAGTCGGCAGTTATCACAGCAGACGACAGCATTACCCTAGACACGAAAGAAGTTATCTGTACGCAAAAACTGGCAGCGGCAGAACTCAGCATCACCAAAGGCGGGGAGCTGCACGGCGCATTTACGGGCAGCATGACGATCAATGGCGTAAAACCCGATGACCACGGGCATGGCGGCGTAGAAAGTGGCGGCAGCTGGACGAAGGGGATTCAATAATGTCAGTGCAGTATCTTGGGCTGAATTCGCATACCGGCAGCGGCGTGACGGACAGTGACCATATATCACAGAGCATACGCGATATCCTTCTGACGCCAAAGCGCACCCGGGTTATGCGCCGCGATTACGGAACATCAATCAGCGACCTGCTGGATGATCCCCTGAACCCCACCATGCCACTTCGCCTGCGTGCTGCCGTGGTGATGGCGCTGAGCGATCAGGAACCCCGTGTAAAAGTCACCGCCGTAAATGTCAGCGATATCACCAAAGGCGCAGCCACTTTGAGCATTAATTCCACACGAACGGATACACAGCAGGCACTGACAACCACCCTGACACTGGGAGGTAGCGCATGAGTAACGCGATAGATTTATCCCAGCTCCCTGCCCCGGATGTCGTCGAAACAATAGATTTTGAAACGCTGCTGGATCAGCGCACAACGAAGCTGCTGAGTCTGGTCAGTGATGACATCCGTGAAGCGGTAAAAGCTGCGCTGGCGCTTGAATCCGAACCACTCAGAAAGCTGCTTGAAGAAAATGCTTACCGGGAAACGGTACTGCGCCAGCGGGTTAATGAAGCGGCCCGCGCCGTTATGCTGGCCTATGCAGCTGACAGCGATCTGGATCAGATTGCGGCCAACTATGGCATTGCCCGACTGACCATCACCCCGGAGGATGACACCACCACGCCGATCACGGCAGCGGTGATGGAAAGTGACGACAACCTGCGAATTCGTGTCCAGACATCAATGGAGGGCATGAGCGTAGCTGGTCCACAAAAAGCTTACGAATATCATGCGCGGAGCGCATCCGGCAAAGTGTCCGATGCACTGGCATTCAGCCCTTCCCCTGCCTGCGTTACTGTGGTGGTGCTATCGACAGAAGGCGATGGCACGGCAGACAACGATCTACTTCAGGTTGTTTCCACGGCGCTGAGCGCCGAAAGTGCCCGCCCGATTGGTGACAGGCTTACTGTACAGTCGGCGGAAATTGTTAACTACAGCATTACGGCAACGCTTTACGTTTCGGACAGTCCGGCAGCGGAGGTAACAAGAGCCACAGCAGAGGACCAGCTGAAAACCTACATCAGCGCACGACATCGCATTAAAAAAAGTGTTTATCGGGAAATAATCGCGGGCGTGCTGAAATGTGACGGGGTGGAAAACATTGTAATAACCAACCCGCCGGAGGATGTGATTATTACGCGCGAACAGGCTCCTTACTGTACAGGCTACACACTGGATGTTCAGGCTCTGCCGGATGATGACGATGAGCAAAGTGAATAACACCCTGCTGCCTCCGTCAGCAACAGCGCTGGAAATCGCTATTGCTACGGCATGCGCAGACAGTACCAGTATTGATGTGCCGCTTCGTTCACTGTGGGATCCGGCATCCTGTCCGGTTGCCCTGCTGCCCTATTTGGCGTGGGCGTTCTCCGTTGACCGCTGGGACAGCGACTGGACGGAAGCCCAGAAACGCGCGGCGGTGAAGGATGCCTTTTATCTTCATCAGCACAAAGGCACTGTTGCCGCCGTAAAACGGGCGGTCACGCAATACGGTGTCAGCGCTGAAATTATTGAGTGGTGGCAGGAAGACGGCGTGCCTGGCACGTTCCGCATCAATATCAGCATTCCTGATACCGGCCTGGATGACAAAACCATCAGCGGCATTAAGCGCATGGTCTACCTGTCAAAACCCCTCAGTCGCCATATCACCAACATGGTTTTCATTGAAGAAGCCACGGTAACGACATGGTGCGCCGCCGCGCTCATCGGCGGCAGCGTGATAACCATTGAAGCAGGAGAATAAAAGTGGCTAAAAAATTTGCCTCGCTGATGACCGAAAAGGGCAAAGCCCTGATTGCCGATGCCATCGCAGGCGGTAAAACCATCAGCCTGAAGTATTTTGCGGTGGGTGATGGCAACGGATCCGAGGTCACGCCGTCCAGTAATCAGACCACCCTGGTCAATGAGGTGGCACGCGTTGAGATTAACTCAATAAAAGAGACTGACCCCACCGGGCAGATCGTCGCAGTTGAAGGGATTATCCCGGCCGATAAAGGCGGATTCTGGCTTCGTGAGGCGGGTATTTTTACATCAGATGGCGTACTGGTGGCAGTCAGCCAGGTACCGGTAACGTACAAACCTTCAGCCTCTGAGGGTGCCAGCAGCAGCCAGATAGTGCGAATGCTGCTGGCCGTATCAAACGTCAGCGCAGTCAATTTGACGATCGACGACAGTATCGTTATCGCGACAGAAGAATTTGTTAACAACAGTCTTAAAGCGCACGAAAAAAGTCGTAACCACCCTGACGGAACGCTGACGGATAAGGGCTTCGTCCAGCTGAGCAGCGCCACCGACAGCGACGATGAGAAAAAAGCCGCGACGCCAAAGGCAGTAAAGGCCGCGAATGATAATGCTGAAACGCGCCTCAAGGCGTCGCAAAACCTGTCTGATCTGACCAACGCCAACAAAGCAAGAGAAGCCCTTGCGCTGGATAAGGTCGGCAACTGGATGGCTGTTCAGGCAAATGGTGGAACGCACTCAGACGGTAATCATCATCTCTATATAGACTGGGACGGAAAAATTCATTTCACGGTTGATTCCACTTATGTAGGTGAGGCTTTCACAACGCAGAACCCCCCCACTCCTGAACAAAGCAATTCATACCCAAAAACCGGGGGTGAAGTCGATGGCGAGGTTTGGTCTGAGGTAGGAAATAATTACCGTCTGGTTGCGGGTAATCGGGGCGCATTCTGGCGCTTTGATGGCAATGATCACTATCTGATGTTCACCAACGATGGCGATCCCCACGGTGGTTACAACAACCTTCGTCCCCTGATAGCTGATTTTGCTACTGGCAAATTATCAACTGGCCATGATTTCACAGTAGGTGGGACCCTTTATGCCGGAGCTGGTGCATGCTGGATGGCCACCGACGGCAACATCTACGGCTCGCTATGGGGCGGTTACCTGAATAACTGGATTTCCGGTCAGATCGCCGCGCAGATTAACGCGGCCGTTGCAGGAATGGTAACCGGCCATCGCTACGCATCTTCCGTCTGGGTGGGTACCGGCTCTTCTGACTGGGCGGCACCTTCAGGAACTGTCGTTACCGGCGTCGGGATTTATACAGGCGCGAAAGCCCGCTATTCCTACTCTCAGATATGTGTCGGTGGACAGTGGTACAACGTGGAAACAGTGTCATAAGGGGCAAAGATGAAAACGTATAAAAATTTCACACGCTATACGCCTGACGAGGGGATCCCGGGCGTGATGTATATGAAAGACGAAGACGGCAATGACTGGTACACACTTCAGTCGTCTTTTGCCGATGACACGATGAAAATTGCCTGGGACTCAACCGGGCTAATCATTGATGCCAAAAAAGACGTAGCGAAGCTGGTTCCGCTCGGTCTGAATGTAACAGAACTCAGTGCGGACAGCGTTCCTGATGGATTTCCCGGTGAAGCAACGTCCCGCTGGGTGTTTGACGGTAAAAAAGTTACCGAGAAGCCGCTGACCGCTGAAGAGTGGCAGGCCCGCGCCGAACAACAGCGCCAGAGTTTAATCACCGCCGCCAGTGAAACCATGACACCCTGGGAAAGGGAAGCAAATGCGGGCATTCTCGACGATGACGACAAAGCCAGCCTTATCGAGTGGACGAAATACGCCAAAGCATTGCGCAAGTTAGATATCTCAGCAGTGAAGGATGAAGCGGGATATAACGCGATTGTCTGGCCTGAAAAGCCCGACAATTAAAGTGTTCACCTGACGGGCAGGCAAACCCGATATGAAAGGAGCGCAAATCCATGAATATATTCGCATGGATATGGTCTCTCATTACCCGAAAACAACGAAATGAGGAATGCAACATGCCAGAACTTACCGGTAGTATCGAAAAGTCAGCCATTACGCAGCTGCGCAGCAATGCGATTGTCAGCCTGATTACTGATGCCGTTTATTCAGGTTATACCGCCGAGGATGCACAGGCTGCGGTCACTGGGTTTATGGGTCACCTGACGCTGAGTGACGAAGACAGCGTTAAAGCCGCATGCGGTGATTATTTTGACAAAATCCAGACGGCACTGACTGAGCAGGAGCAGACCATTGTCACTCAGCTGGCCGATAAGGTTATTGAAGATGATAAGGCAGGTGTGAAAGGAATGGTCCAGAAATACGTGAACAGCCTGCAATATAAACACAGTATCGATAACGGGCAGGACACCCCCGAAATTGCAGTTTCACAATAAATTTAATACGCCGGTTCCGTCCGGCGTTTTTTATTAGAGCTTGCCCGCAAAATCAGTAACGGCATCCATCGCCTCCCCGGCGTATTCATTAATACTTTCCAGCAGGTCTTCACTAACTTTTTCAAGCTCCAGAGTGAAATCAATTTTTCGGGCTTTACCATCCTTAAGAAATTCAGTCCGCGTCTGCCGCAGCCCCGTAATCACAAACATGCCGTAAATTGAGCCGGTCGCCTCAATAAGAGGCCAGGGCTTGCCGGTATAGGCCATCGCACGGAGTGCGGCCAGTGAGAGATCGCCCCCGCTGATTTCAGGGTACAGCGTGCCGCTCAGCGTAATAGGTTCTGCGTCCGGGCCAATATACTGATAACGCGGAGACGCGCCAATCCGCTCATTTTTTGCATGTCGCCAGCTATTGCTGCGCTCAAGCGTCTGGTAAGGGGCGGTGTTGAGTTCGAAGACGAACACACCGAGGATCATCATCATCTTATTTACTCCCTGTCACGATAGGTGCTTCGGGCCGCACGGGCATTTTTGCGGTTCAGCTCATCCAGAACGTGGCGCACCTCCTTCGCTACGGCCTGCGGATTGGTTGCGTCATGAATATGGAACGTCACGACCATATCGCCCGCAACGGATGTCCCCACAGTGCTGGCCGGTGCAGGTTGCTGTGAAGCGGAAGGAATAAATGAACTGATGGTGTTAACGGCCACCTGGCGCAAGTCAGAGAGCAGTCCATCACCCCCTGATTTATAAAGGCGCGGCTCCTGATATCCACCGCCAATGCGTATCCAGTCAGGCACATGTTTAAATACGATATCGCCCAGCTTATTGGGATCGGTCACCGATGCACCTGAAGAACCCGCCCCCTTTGGATTCCATACGTCTTTGCCGAAAGGTTTGCCACCACCGGCCTTTTTATCGACAACCAGCGCCCCTTTCACATCGCTTGCCAGTGTACTTACTTTATCCTTCAGTACATTGAGGGACGATGTGGTATTAGTCGATGAGTGTTTATCCCCGCCGTTTTTGCTGGATTTTCCTTCAATGCCCAGCAGGCTTTTGCCAAGAGCGACAATAGTGCGTGCATCCTTGGTGCTGTAAAGCCACAGCCTGGCGAGACTGGACTCCACCACGCCGCCGTTTTTGCGCGCGTTCGCCAGCCGGTCCGTCATTTCGAGCTTATTCCAGGCGTAGTCGGTTGCCCCCGCGATAGTAGCGATCCCTCCAACAACGCTAAGACGCGAGATACAGAGCTTCAGTATGCTTGCCAGCCCGCGACCGGCGGTTGCAGCCTCGCCGAGTTTAGTAGATAACGCTTCAACACCGCTTGTGGACTCCAGGGACGTAGTGCCAATTCCGGCAAGGCGCAGGAGCAGCCGCGCGGTCGCAATGCCAAGCAACCCTGTGCTGATAGTGGTGAGCAGGATCCCTAGCGCCGTGGTCAGCCCGGCAACCGCGAGTGTGGTGGTGATAATGACCGATGTCAGGTGTGGGTGTTTTCCGGCCCACTCCGAGACTTTCTGAATAACGTGCGTTAGTTTCTGCACGACCTGGCGCAACGGCGAGTCTGCCCCTTCTTCAAGGGTGGTCCACAAATTCTGCCAGGCAGAATCCAGCATTTTCAGATCACCCTGGAAGGTGTTGGTCATTTCATTGGCCGTCTTCTGTGCAAGACCATTTGATTTGTTAACGTAATCAAGAAATGACTTCCACTGTCCGTCAGCGGCCGTCTGCATCAGAATCAGCCCGGCCCGCGCACCACTCTGCCCGAACAGGGCATTAGCAATGTTCAGCTGGGAGGTCTGATTAAATTTTCGCGTTTTTTCGTATAGCTCACCGAGGATGTCCCGCGTGTTGCGCATCGCGCCGTTTGCTTCAACAGTACGTATATGCAGTGACGCCAGAACGCCGCCTGAGTCTTTGGATAACCCGGCTAGCGCCTCCTGAAGACCTGTACCAGCTGCGCTACCTTCAATGTTATTTTTGGCAAGCATGGCCGCTGCCGCTGCGGTTTCCTGAAAGGACATGCCCGAAAGATGCGCCTGCGTCCCGGCATATTTGAATGTCTCCCCCAGCGATTCGATACTGGTTTTGGAGCGGGTGAAGGTGGCAGTCAGTGCATCAGCAACTGTTCCTGCCTTGCTGGCGTCAAGCTGCCAGCTGTCCAGCGTGCCGGACATGACATCTGCCGCCATGTGTAGATCCGGGTGACCGTGACCGCCGGCCAGCGCCATATTCAGTGCAGCAGGTGTAGCAGTGATCGCCCGGTTAGCCGTCATGCCGCCCGCAATAAGCGCGTTTTGCCCCTGCGTAACCTCAGTTGCGCTGAAGTGGGTTTTATTGGCAAGGTCCTTTGCCTGCTGCCGGAGCTGCACAGCAACCAGATCGCTGCGTGACAATTGGGCATTCGCGAGGGTTTCAGCATAGGCCTGATCGAACTCTACGCCAGGACGCATCAGCCGGTTTGTCCCCCAGAGCACACCGCCACCGGCCGCCGACATTTTTAATCCGGTATTGCGTAATCGCGTGGCGGTTTCTTTCGTCTTATTAAATTTTTCCTGCGCAGCGGTAGTACGCTCCAGGCGGGTTTTCTGCGCATCCAGCGTCTGATTAAATTCCTTCGCTTTTTCGGTTATCTGCTCTTCGGCTGTCATACCACCTAAAACAGTAACTCCCATCGCCCGCATCGCCTGATGGTTTTCCCGTAATTTGGCGGTCTGGGATGCATACTCAACCTTAAGCCCGCCAACCGTTTTTCTTAGCTCGCTAAGGATTTTTCTCTGTTCTTCGGTTCGCTGTGAAACTTTGCCAAACTCAACCCTGAGAGCCTTCTGCCGGGTTTGCGCCTCCAGTAATTGCGCGGAGGTCTTTTTCAGTTTTGAGGTCAGGTTGTCATAGGATTTAGCACTACGCTCAATCCCTTTAATGGAATCCTGGCTTTTTTTGATCGCAACAGAAAGTGCGGCACTGCGTTTCTGTGCCGCACTCAGGGAGGGTGAAAGACGGTCAAGCGCGTTAAGCGCGACCTTAATACTGAGATTTTGCTTCATGGACGGCCTTAAATCGGTCGGCCGCCCGTCTGTGCCACCCGGTCAGTTCATCTACCGTCATTAACCAGCACTCTGATGGCGGCCAGTGAAACACAAGTGCGATATCTGCAATAACATCCTCAACGTAGTCAAAAGAGGCCTGGATCAGGTCGTCTTCCCGGCGTCCGGTGCCGGTGGACTCAAAAAATCAATGACCGCCGCCGCAAGCTCCTGAAAATCCCACGGCGGCATGCTGGCAAGTTCCAGCTCCATCAGCATGGGTTCGGTGACGCGCGGTAACAGCTTCAGCAGGGTGTTAACGTCCGCATTCAGCAACGCCACCAGGCTCAACCCCCGCAGTGTACCGGACTGACCCATCACATCCGTAATGGTGACCTCTTTAATCTCTTTCCCCCCGCGTTTCAGCGGAGTGGCCAGCGTAATCGTCTTTGCCATGTTGCTTATTTCCTATCCTGTTACCTGTTAAACAATGCCAAGGATCTGGCGGAAGGCCGCAGAACGATCCACACCACCCACAATGTAGATAAAGTTCAGCGCATCGATTTCATAAATAACTTCACCGTCAATGGTGATTTTGACGTAGGTATTTTTCAGAGTGTACTTATGCGAGGTGTCATCCCCGACCTTCGCACTACCAAAGTCCACCCCTGTCAGTCGCCCGCGCGTCTGGATCTGACACTCCATTACCTCACCGGTCGCCGCATCCTGATAGCCACCCGCAAAGCGAAGCTGCATTCCATCGGCCTGCGTAAGCCCCATCTTTTTAAGTAACTCAACGACAAGCCCACCCAGCGTGATTTCCATATCAAGCGCATCGTCATCCAGCCCCATATCAACGCTCACCGAGGCCCACATACCGCCAGCCCGGTACGGCGTGGTTTTGGTCGCGAGTTTCGGGAACGTCAGTTCCGGGACTTTGCCGATATACGACACCCCATCCACAAAGACATTGAACTGCTGGAGTTTTCCCACAAGAGCCATAATCTATCCCCTTAGCTGTCCGAATCAGATGACGCCACAGAGGCGAATGCCGATCCGAAGTACTCATCGGTGAAGCTCTGGATAAATTGCAGATCTTCCAGTGGCGGCACCGGCGTAAATTTATATTTAATGACCAGTTTCCCCTGCTTAAGAGTATCCGTCGTATTGTCCGCCGCCTCATACCAGCATTTTGCACCGAGCAGCCTGCCCGCCGTGATCAGTGCTGACAACTTACGGCTGACCCCATCCACGATGTCGGTTGCCAGCGCGGGCGTCAGCGGCGCATCGTTATATTTCGCGTGCGCCCGCGCGATGGTGTCCGCCAGAATCTGCGCTGTTCGCGTATAGGTCTCGAAGATAAATGTTTCTTCGTCGCAGGTGCGGTTGCCCCAGAACCGGAAGCCGCTGCGCTTGATCAGCGTAGTAACGTGGCTGCTGTTGAGGTCGTCAGCATCGCTGTCGGTATCCTGAAGTGACCAGTACACATCACGACTGATGCCGGTCGGGCCGGTGACGGCAACGTTCGACAGGGACTTATGCCAACCGGTTTCAAGGTCAATCTGAGCACGCAGTCCGACAGCAACAGCTGGTGCAGGAATGGTGACCGTTTTACCGGTGTCCGCATCCGTTTCAGTCCAGTCAGGGTAAATGATCATTACCTCACGCTGACTGAAGTCAGAGGCGTACTTTTTGGCCTCCGTCACGGTTTTACAGCCATACGCTGAGGCATATACAAATGCCCTTAGCTTTTTGGCGAAGACGGCCAGCTGCGTGGTGACATCTTCCGTATCCAGTCCGGGCGCCGCTATGATGCGAGGCTGAACCCCCACTGTTGTGAGCGCAGATAGCAGCGAATACGCGCCGTAATACTGTCCTTCCTTGTCACTCCCGCCAATCACCAGCGAATCCTGTGTGTACTCTTCACTGCTGGATGATGGTGTGTAGTCGTCCACATCCGGCACGCGGATCACAATGGTTTTCGGGCTGCACTGGTTTGAAATCGCGGTAAGCGTCGTCTTCAGCGTGCCCTTCGTGCCAGCCTTACCCAGATATGACGCAACCCGCGTCAGCAACACCGGACGGTTTAGCGGGAAGGCGTCCTCATCAGCGTCAGATGCGGTACAGATGACCGCAATCACCGATGAATCAATATCAGTAATAGAATCCTGCAAATCTGTGGTTTCAGTGACGCGAACGCCATGATGAAACGTACCTGAACCGGACATAATCGCCCCCTGTAATAGAACTCTGAGCATCATGACCTCTAATGATCAGCATCGCATCCGGGCGGCGTTGTCGCACGCCCGCGACAACAGCACGTAATCCCCTGCCCCGCGCGCGAATGGCATCATGTCACCTGACATATTCAAACCGGCACAAAGAAAAAAATGAGCCTGAGCAACACCTTCAACAATCTTGAAAGTGATATCGACGACTACAGCCCCCGGCCTGACTTTAACGTTGAGGTTGGCGGTCAGGTACTGACTGTAGTGAATGATCGGGTGATGTCACTCAGCCTGACCGATAATCGCGGCCTTACCGCAGATACCGTTGAGGTAGTACTGGATGACAGCGATGGGAAACTGGCGCTGCCCTCGCGCGGAACTGAGATCAGGGTGGCGATGGGCTGGAAGGGCCAGCCGCTGGTTTTCAAGGGGAGTTTTACTGTCGATGAAATCACGTACCAGGGTGCACCGGACACCCTGACCATCAGCGCCCGCAGCGCGGATTTTCGGGAGACCTTCAATGTTAAACGGGAACGCAGCTGGCACAACTGCACCGTGGGCTATGTGGTGTCCGCTATTGCCAGCCAGTACGGTCTCAAAGCCGGTCTTAATGAAGACCTGGGAAAGGTTGAGATAGACCACGCCGACCAGACAAACGAAAGTGATGTGAGTTTTCTGACCCGCATGGGGGAAATGCTTAACGCGGTACCCATGATAAAAAACGGTATGCTGCTTTTTATTATTCCCGGCATGGCACAGTCACAAAGCGGGAAGCTGCTGCCCGTCACCACGCTGACACGAAAAAGCGGGGACAGATTTACTTTCAGCATCGCAGACCGTGATGCGTATACCGGCGTTGAAGCATTCTGGCTGGATGAAAAATTCGGAAAAAAGAAGAAAGTCAGTGTGCGCGGGCACCGTAAAACGAAGAAAACGCAGCCTGCGTCATCATCAAAAACAGGCCATTACCTGGATGGTGCCGAAGGCAATGTCTACGTCATGCGCCAGACCTTCAAAACCGAGCATGCCGCCAGGCGAGGGGCTGATGCAAAATGGTGTAAGCTGAAACGTGGTGCCGCTCAGTTCAGTCTGATACTGGCGAGGGGTCAGGCCGAGCTCTATCCCGAACTGCATGCGCAGCTTCAGGGTTTCAAAAGCACTATCGACGAAGCAGACTGGATTATCACCCGCGCAACTCACAATATCGACGACAACGGATTCACCACGTCTCTGGAGTTTGAGGTAAAAATCACGGACTGGGTAACCACTGCCACAGTGGAGGAATAGGTGTATACTTTAGCGGCAACTTCCGAGGATCTCGTCATGTCCAGAAAATGCCCGCAATGTAAAGCCGCCACAAAAACCCGCACCAGTATCGAGCTGAGTGACACAGTCTGGAAAGGTTATCATCAGTGCCAGAACCTGCACTGTGGTTATGCGTTTATCACGATGACATCCGTTGTCGGCGAACTGAACCAGACCCGCCCGGTTCTGAAAGAAACCATCCCCCGGAATCTTCTACCGCAAAGCAATTACGGTAACGGCCAACTGCAATTAGAAGTCTGA